TTTATACCTAGCACCAATGGAAGGTTTTTAGTTTCATGGGTACCACCTGTAGAATTACAAAATCGTGTAATAATAAAAAATGGAGTTAAATACCCTGGTAATGAACATTGCGGTGCTTTTGGTTGTGACTCTTATGATATATCAGGAACAGTAGATAATAGAGGTTCTAAAGGTGCTTTGCATGGCCTTACTAAGTTTAGTATGGAAAACGTTCCGGTTAATATGTTTTTCTTAGAATATATATCAAGACCTCCAACGGCTGAAATATTCTTTGAAGATGTACTTATGGCATTACACTTTTACGGTATGCCAATACTTGCAGAGAACAATAAACCAAGACTTTTATATTATTTAAAACGTAGAGGTTATAGAGCTTTCTCAATGAACAGACCGGATAAATTAAAATTGTCTGTTGCAGAAAGAGAGATAGGCGGAATACCTAACTCATCAGAAGATATTAAGCAAGCCCATGCTGCTGCTATTGAATCTTATATAGAAGATCACGTTGGGCTTAAAGAAACTACGTATGGTAACATGTATTTTCAAGAAACGTTAAAAGACTGGTCTAAGTTTAATATAAACAATAGAACTAAGCACGACGCTTCTATTAGTTCGGGCCTAGCAATAATGGCTTGCAACAAAAACAGGTATACACCTGTGAATGTAGTTAAAAAAAATATTGTTCCTTTGGGCTTCAAGAAGTTTGATAACCAAGGTAGTATTTCAAAAATAATAAAATAGATGATTTATACTAATTCTAGTAGCACTTTTCCAAGTCAGGTAGTACCAGACGCAGAGAAAAAGACTTATGAATATGGTTTAGCCGTAGCGAAAGCTGTAGAGGACGAATGGTTTAGAGGAGACAGAGGAACTTTAAATGGCGGTAGATTTGGAACAAACTGGACAAGGTTTAATGATTTAAGACTTTACGCTAGAGGAGAACAAAGTGTAGCAAAATACAAAGACGAATTATCTACTAATGGTGATTTATCTTACCTTAATTTAGACTGGAAACCAGTGGCTGTATTATCTAAATTTGTAGACATTGTAGTTAACGGTATGACAGACAAAGGTTATGAAATAAAATCATTTGCTTCAGATCCGTATGCTATAAAACAAAGAACAGATTTTGCTTTTAATGCTTTGCGTGATATAGAAAATAAAGAAATGATCGATCAGCTTAATGCTGCCACCGGTAAAAACTTTTACGCATCGCCTGATCCTCAAGAATTACCTGTAAATAAAGAAGAATTAGATCTTTATCTTCAATTAAATTATAAGCAAGCTATAGAAATAGCTGAAGAAGAAGTTATTAGTAATGTATTTAATTACAATAAGTATGATGAAACTAAAAAACGATTAGCTTATGATTTAACAGTATTAGGTATTAGTTGTGTTAAAACTAATTTTAATTTAGCTAATGGAGTGACTGTTGATTATGTTGATCCAGCTAATTTAGTTTATTCTTATACTGACGATCCTAATTTTGAAGATATATATTACGTAGGTGAAGTTAAAAGTTTATCTCTTGAAGAAATTAAAAAACAATTTTCTTATTTAACTCAATCAGAGTTAGAAGAAATACAAGAATATTCAGGTAATAATAATTATAGAAATAATTTTTATAATTATGATTACGACAGAAACTTAATACAGGTATTATATTTTGAATATAAAACTTATCAAAATCAAGTATTTAAAATAAAACAAACAGATCAAGGTCTTGAAAAAGCTCTTGAAAAAGATGATTCGTTTGATCCGCCTGAAACTGATAACTTTAATAAAGTGCACAGGGCTATAGAAGTTTTGTATAGTGGTGCTAAAATTCTTGGTCACGAAAAAATGCTTAAATGGGAACTAGCTAAAAATATGACTAGGCCTTACAGCGATCAAACTAAAGTTGAAATGAATTATGCTATATCTGCTCCTCGTATGTATAAAGGCAGAATAGAATCGTTAGTAAGTAAATGTATTGGTTTTGCCGATATGATACAGCTTACGCATTTAAAATTACAACAAGTACTATCACGCATGGTACCTGATGGTGTTTACGTAGACGTTGATGGATTAGCTGAAGTTGATCTTGGGAATGGTACTAATTATAACCCTGCTGAGGCTTTAAATATGTACTTCCAAACTGGTAGTATTGTTGGTAGAAGTTTAACGCAAGATGGTGATCCTAACAGAGGTAAAGTACCAATACAAGAATTACAAACATCGTCTGGAATAAGCAAGATACAAGCGCTTATACAAACGTATCAGTATTACTTGCAAATGATTAGGGACGTGACCGGGCTTAATGAAGCTAGAGATGGTAGTAAGCCTGATAAAGATTCATTAGTTGGTTTACAAAAACTAGCAGCAGCCGCATCTAATACAGCTACTAAGCATATACTTCAGTCTTTAATGTATTTAACAATACGGTCAGCTGAAAATATAAGTCTGCGGATTGCTGATATGTTAGAGTTTCCGCTACTTAAGCAAGCTTTAATGAGTTCTATAAATCAATTTAATGTATCTACATTAGCTGAAGTAGAAAAGCTTAATATGCATGAGTTTGGTATATTTTTAGAATTAGAACCAGATGAAGAAGAGCAAGCGGGTTTAGAGCGTAATATACAAATAGCATTACAAGCAGGCCAAATAGGTTTAGAAGATGCTATAGATATAAGAGAAATAAAAAACTTAAAGCTAGCTAATCAATTTTTAAAGTATAGACAAAAAATAAAAGCAGAGCAAGCTCAACAAGCTCAGTTAGCTAATATACAAGCTCAAGCAAACGCTAATGCTGAATCTGCAGAAAGAGCAGCACTAGCTGAAACTCAAAAACAACAAGTTATTAACGAGCAGAAAGTTCAACTAGAACAAGCTAAGTCGCAGTTTGAAATACAACGCATGCAAACAGAGGCACAAATTAAACGCGATTTAATGAGTGAAGAATTTAACTTTAATATGCAGCTAGCAAAAGCTAGAGCTGATGTAGAAAAAGCTAAAGAACAAGATATAGAAGATCGTAAAGACGAGCGTGCTAGAATTATAGGTACGCAGCAATCAGAAATGATCTCGCAGCGTCAAAATGATGAACTACCTAAAAACTTTGAGTCATCTGGATTTGACTCACTAGGAGGATTTGGACTTGAACAGTTTGAACCTCGTTGAAAATAAAATCCTTTAATTTTATATTATTATATTATGTCAGAAGAAATAAAACAAGAAGGAGAGTTTAAAATAAAAACTCCTTCTAAGCCTAAAAATTTAGGTGACAATACAGGTGAACCTATTAAAGTAAATATGAAAGAACCTTTAATAGATATTGAGCCAGATATTAAAAAAGTAGTAATCAAAAAAGAAGATACTGATGCCATTCAAACACAGGAGACAAATGATAGCGATGCTGTTATCGAAGAGTCCAAAGACAGTAGCAACAGCAAAGAAGTGGCTGAAGAAGTACGGGCTTCCGACGAAGAAGTAGCATCTCCTTTAACTGTCATTGAAGATACTGAAGAAGAGGAAAAAGAATCTGAAGTAACTAAAGAAGAAGTAGAGCAAGCTGTACAAGAGCAAAGAGTTCTACCTGAAAATATTGAAAAGTTAGTTTCTTTTATGGAAGAAACTGGTGGAACTGTAGAAGACTATGTTAGGCTTAATGCAGATTATACCAATGTTGATAATAAAACTTTAATTAGGGAATATTATAAACAAACTAAACCACATTTAGATTCTGAAGATGTAAGTCTTTTATTAGAAGACTTTGATTACGATGAAGATATAGACGAACCAAAAGACATACGCAAAAAGAAAATTGCGTTTAAAGAGGAGGCTGCAAAAGCTAAAGACTTTCTTGAAGGCTTAAAGAGTAAATACTACGACGAGATCAAGTTGAGACCAGGCGTAACTCAAGAGCAACAAAAAGCGTTAGACTTTTTCAACCGATACAACAAAGAGCAAGAAACCGTGCAAGCAAAGCATAAGGACTTTATAAGCCGTACTAAAAATTTATTAAATAATGATTTCGAAGGTTTCGATTTTAAAGTTAGTGATAAAAAGTTTAAGTATAGTATTAAAAATCCAACACAGGTAGCCGAAGTACAGTCTGATATTACAAACTTCATTAAGACGTTCTTAAATGATAAAAATGAAATAATAGATACTAAAGGTTATCATAAAGCTTTATACGCGGCGCGAAACGCTGATACTATAGCACAGCATTTTTACGAGCAAGGCAAAGCCGATGCAGTTAAAGATGTTATGGCTAAATCTAAAAATATAAGTACAGAGCCTAGGCAAACTGCCTCTGGTGATGTATTTATTAATGGGTTAAAAGTAAAAGCAGTTAGCGGTCTTGATTCTTCAAAATTAAAAATCAAAACTAAAAAATTTAACTAACTAAATAATAAATTATGGCTTTAACTCCACAATTTGGTAGTTTAATCCCTTCGCCAACGCAAGAGATTTTAAACAGCAACTACCTACAATTTAATGCAGCTGGTGCTGCTGGACCTGGTAATGGTGGCGATACTTTCGCGCAACAATATTTACCAGAGATTTACGAACAAGAAGTAGAGCGTTACGGTAATCGTACACTTTCTGGATTCTTACGCATGGTTGGCGCTGAAATGCCAATGACATCGGATCAAGTAATTTGGTCTGAACAAAATAGATTACATATATCTTATGATAATGTTTCTGTTGCAGCTGGTGGTGGTGGTACTACTAATGTAATTACTATTAATCCAGGTGCAGTAGCTGGAGTAACAAATGTTATTTCACCTAATGATACTATTGTTGTTTTAGATCCTGCTACAGGAGGTGAAGCAAAATGTTTAGTAACATCATCTACTCTTGGAGCTGCTGGAACAATTACCGTTCAAGCTTTTAATAATAAAAAGTTAGATACAGCTGCTGGAAATAATATTACAGCTGGATCTGCTACAATTAAAATATTTGTATATGGATCTTCTTATCAAAAAGGTCAAGCTTTAAATTCAGTTACCGCTGGAGCTGGAGCTAAAACAGAAGGATATGTATCTGTAGATCCTCAGTTTACTCAATATTCTAATTCACCAATAATTATTAGAAGTCAATACGTAGTATCTGGTTCTGATATGGCACAAATTGGATGGGTGGAAGTTGCAACTGAAGATGGTACTTCTGGATATCTGTGGTATTTAAAAGCTGAATCTGAAACTCGTTTACGTTTTGAAGATTACTTAGAAATGTCTATGGTTGAAAGCGAGTATAGTCAAATTACCGCTGGAGCTGGCGTTGCTCAATTGCCAGGATCTGAAGGTTTATTTGCTGCTATTCAATCTCGTGGTAACGTAGAGGTAGGATTTACTGCAGCTGCTGGAATAGATGAGTTTGATGCTATTTTGAAAAACCTAGATACTCAAGGTGCTATTGAAGAAAACATGTTGTTCTTACAACGTCAGACTGCTTTAGACTTTGACGATATGCTAGCTGCTATTTCTGCTGGCGCTGCTGGAGGTACTGCATTTGGTCTTTTCGAAAACTCTGAAGAAATGGCTTTGAACTTAGGATTCTCTGGATTCCGTAGAGGTTCTTACGATTTCTACAAGACTGATTGGAAATATTTAAATGACGCTTCTACTCGTGGTGGTGTTGATGGTATTAGTTCTATTGAAGGTGTATTAATACCTGCTGGAACTTCTACTGTTTACGATCAAGTATTAGGATCTAACATACGTCGTCCATTTTTACACGTACGATACAGAGCATCACAAGCTGATGATCGTCGTATGAAATCTTGGTTGACTGGTTCTGCTGGCGGTGCATTTACTTCAACTCTTGATGCGATGGAAGTAAACTTCCTATCTGAAAGATGTTTAGTAACTCAAGCTGCTAATAACTTTGTATTATTCAAAGGAGTATAATCACTTATTAATATCTAGGGCTGCTTAATTGTGGCCCTAAGATATTATTGTTTTTAATTATTTAATTTTATTATATCATGGCTAAAGAAGCTAAAGCAGTAGAAAAAACTGAGGTTGCACCTCAAAAAACAGTTAAGGCTAAAACTGTAGAACAAAAGCCAAGCAAACCTGAGTGGGAAATTAAAGATCGTATATATTATTTAACAGGAAATAAATCTCCTTTAACTCTTACTATTCCAGGTAAACATACTAAAAAACACGCGTTACTATATTTTGATTCTGCAACAGGTAAGCAAAGAGAAATTAGATACGCAACAAACCAAGACTCGCCACTTGTTGATGAGCAAAAAGGTGAGTGCACAATGGGTCATATTAGATTTCATGACGGCACTTTAACTGTACCAAAAGAAAAACAAAACTTACAAAAGTTATTATCTATATATCACCCTTTAAAAGGTAAACTATATGAAGAGTTTAGCGCTAAAGAAGAAGCTGTAGATCAATTAGAAATATTAGATTTACAAATAGACGCTTTAAATGCCGCTAGAGGTATGGATATCGATCAAGCCGAAGCTATATTAAGAGTTGAGATTGGTTCTAAGGTATCTAAGATGAGTTCTAAGGAACTTAAAAGAGATTTGCTTCTATTTGCTCGAAACAACCCTGAGTTGTTTATTAGCTTAGCTAATGACGACAACGTGCAATTACGTAATATAGCAATTGTAGCTACAGAAAATGGAGTTATTAATCTATCACAAGATCAAAGAACATTTACTTGGGGTAGTAATGGAAGAAAACTAATGAACGTACCGTTTGATGAAAACCCATACTCAGCAATGGCTGCGTGGTTTAAAACAGACGAAGGCGTAGAAGTTTACAAATCAATAGAGAAAAAACTTCTCTAACATGTAATAATATATCAGGGCGTGTAATGCGCCCTGTATATAAATAAAAAATCAATGGCAATAAACGTAAATACTGTATATCAAACCGTTTTACTTATACTTAACAAAGAGCAACGTGGTTATATCACACCTGATGAGTTTAATAAAACAGCAACACAGGTTCAGTTAGATATATTTGAACAATATTTTGATGATTTAAATCAACAGTTACGCGTACCACAAGCCGATTATGATTATTCTGATAGACAATTAAATATAGATGAATC